TATTTGTTGTGCCGATAGATGCTTGAGTAGGAGTCCCAGTAGACTGAGCCTCATAAACAATATCTGGATCAACATAAACAAATGCTTTAGCATTCGCAGCACCTAAAGTCGCAACGTCTGCAGTCCACATGTTCGAAAACACTACTGAACCATCTGTTGCTTGGTATTCTACACCGTAAAATACGCCGAGTGGGGTACCTGTTGCTGTACCTTGGATAACCAAACCACTAGAAAGATTAACAACATCACCTGAGAAGATTGATGCGTTAGTTCCGCTTGCTATTGCAAACTCTGAAGGTCTGATTACGCCACCTGACATATGATAAGCTGGTGTGAATCCATCTGGGGCGTTTGTATTTGCCATTTTAATTCACCTTATAAAAATAAATTTTATTAAAGTCCTTAATATAAATTAAGAACCACCTTTACCAAATGTAACCTTGGATGATCTATTAGGAGTACTAATAGGCATCACTTGATTACTTTCTCTCATAAGATCATTATCAACTGCTTGAATCTGTTGGTCAGCTACGTTTTGATAGTATGCTCTCCTTTCATCAACAGTCTCCTTGGGTATCTTAGCGAGAATTAAGCCACCAACTCCTATGACACCAGCGTGTTTACCATCATCAATACTAGGAGCTTCAAAATCTGGATGATCTTCAGCTCTTACGGGTTCCCAACCTTCACGAATACGTTTTGACATATTCGCTGGATCGTTCTGCCCTATCATTGACTCTCGTATCCATCTGTATACATAGCCCTGCGGTGGGGGAGGTGCGTCTAACAAAGACGGGGGTTGCCAAGGTTTACGACGAGAAATTTTATCTCGACTTTCAGCAGATCGTGGAGTTCGATCTGAGTTAGTAGTATTGTCTTTATCTACCATTTTTTCTACTCCTTAATATGCTTAGCATATTCTTCTAGTGGCACACCTAATCTTTTCGCTATTGCTACTTGACTCGGTGTGAGTTTTATAGTTCTACGTGATCGAGCTCTAGTAGTTCCAACACCTTTGCTAGAACCAGCTACCGTCTCTCTCACCTCTTTTTGAGTATTCCCTAATTTATGAGGGAAAGACTCAGCAAGTCTTTTATCTACTTCTTTATAATATTCATCAGAAGTAGGATCATAACCTTCACCTTCTGTAAGCTGTCTATGGAACGCAAAAGCTGCAGTTGTCATAGCTAGGTCATCCCCAAACCACTCATTTTTTTCTGCCCAAGCTTTCGCTTTTGGATCAGGCTGTGGAGCCTGTTGTTGTTGCTGGGCAGGTTGAGTCCATTTAGGAGCTACCTGTTGCTCACCTTGAGTAACTTCTGTTTCGGTTTCGGCTTCAGGTTTTACCCTTTTTAAGCTTTCTTCCTCAACTGCTAACTTGGCTAAATCTTTTTGAGATTCTAATAAAGCGTCTGTATCTCCTGATTCATACGCCTTTTTGTATCTCTCTTGTGCCGAGTTTAGTTCTGAAGATACTCGTGTACTATATTCATCATATAGGTTCTTATCAGTTTTTGAAAGTTTATTTTTAGTTTTATTTAATTCATCCTGAACAGATTGAGCATATTCTATGGCTGCTCGTTCTCTTCTTTCTGATTCCCTAACCTTATAGGTTAGTTTATTGATACGTTTTTTAACGCCTTCGCTGTAATCTTCAATCTCGTCTTCCTGACCAGATTTAGTTACTTCTTCTTTTTCTGCTTTCGCTTCTGGTTGAGTTTCTTCAGTTTCACTCTCTGGTAGTTCAACTTCAGTCCCTTCATCCTCTTCTTCTATTGCTTGCATAGCTTCTTCTGCCATGTTATTCTCCTTATATGTGCGTAATTAATTAAGCTGAGTGTATGTCTTCTGGGTTAGAGACAACAGCTAAAATTTCATCATCGTTTAATAAACGCAGTTCGCCACCCTCAATTTTGAGTCTAGCTCCTGCATACCTTCCAAATATCACCCAGTCTCTTTCTTGACACCATGCCCCTTCAGGAAATTTATTCCCGTCACGGTATGCGTCTGGACCAAGTGCTACCACAAACCCAACATTAGTACCAATACGTTCTTTTTCTAATACTGAGTCTGCTAAATAAATACCGCCTTTAGTCTTTTGTTTGGGACTAAAAGGTAGTATCAATATTCTGTATCCCGTTGGTTTAGGGAGTTTTGATTGTAGATCCTCATCTTCATGAACACTTTCTGGGGTAACACTGGGTGTCGGTTCCTTGATGTCCGTGAATCGTTCTACTTTATTGGGAATTGGTTCTCCGCCTGAACCGAAAGCTTCTATATTTTTTGACATTATTCGTCATCCTTATCCTTATGCAAGTCTTTTATAAGTGAGAGAGTAAACGACAGACTTGATATTTCGCCTACTATCTTGTGATAACTTTCAAAGTTTTGTATTCCACCGCCTGCAAGAGTTTCTTTAAGTTGCTCTTGTCGTTCTATAATCTGTTTACGCAGTTTATCTAACATTATTTTCTTCTAGATTTAGCACCACTACACTTCCATCTTTTTCTTGATAGATTGTTAGGGGTGTTTGGGTTATTCCTTTTCTTTTTAGATAACCTCTTTTTAATTCCTAAACTTCTAGCACAATAAGAGTCACCTTTAGATGTTCCTGGTTTTACCCTAGGACCGCCACCTTTGGCTTTACCTGCTTGTCCGTAACTAACTCTTTTACCAGATTTAGTTACTTTGACTTTTGCTTTTCCTCTTCTTGGCTTAGCTCTAGCCACCTTGTTGTTGTCTCCTACGGTTTGCGTTACCTGATAAAACTTCTCCTCCGTGCTCCATCATTTTAAAATCAGCACCTGATAATTTACCGTCTTTATTTTTGTCAAGTTTTTTCTGACCACCGTGTAAAGCTCCACCATGAGACATTTTAACACAGTTGTCAACACGTTTACCGCCTTTCATTTTTGTGCCCATTTGCTTGTATCCTTTCCAGCATGCTTTGCCGTCTAATCCTTTTTTCTTAGCCATTACCTATTATACCCCTTGCCTTTAGTTGCTGCTCCACAACCTCTAGCCATTCCTCTTTTTTTACTAGCTTTACCGCCATTTTTCAATTTTTGTTTTTCACCACCACGATTCATTTTTTGCATGCCTCTATTCATTACGGTCTCCTTAAATGTTTTTTGGTGTTAGTCATTGACCCACCGTTAGTTTTCTTTACCATATCTGAATCTTTCATGATTGATCCATCTGGCATTTTATGATAACCTTTAGGTACTTCACCACCGTTTCTCATACGTCTACGGTTAGCGTTACCACCCATCATCTCTTCAAAATTAGCTTTATTTAACATTATACACCTTTAGTCCTTGTGTCTGAATCTCTTACGTCTTTTAGTATATCACGATAATCTTTACGCATACCTTCTTTTTCTTTTATTAAAGCTTGTTCTCTTTGTTGGGCTATTTTCATTTCTGCTATAGCTTCGGTTGATTGTTGTTTTAGTAAGTCAACTTCAGCTTTTAATTGATCGCTTTGTGATTTCTGTTGTATTTCAGCTTGTTTTAATTGTACTAACGGTTCTACTTGAGCGTTTTGTTGTGCTTGTATTAATGCCTGTTCTTGTCCCGTTACTTGTTGAGTAGCTTGTGCTGCTGCGGTTGCTATCTGGTTCATTACTTCTGGTGGCATTTCACCTTCGCCCATTTGTGGTAAAGGTTGACCTATAGCTTGTTCAATCTGTTGTCTATACTTCATAGCTTGATGCTCTTGTATATTAGCTTGAATCGCAACCGTGGCACTTTGATTTTGTTGTACCATTGGGTTTTGTAAGAATGAACTATGACTAGCAATATATGCATCATGATTCTGGAACACATACGCCTGTATAGGTTGCCCTGTTAATGCTGCTTGTTGCTCTGTTATTGGGTCACGGGCTGGTACTTCCGCTTGAGGCGGTAATAAAGCGTCTATGTTTTTAACTTCTAGAGCTTCGTACATACGTCTGTATGCTTCACGTAAATCATGTATTTCGGGTGCTGCTCTAGCCATTTCTAGTTCTTGTTGGGCTAACATTACCCTTTGTGCCATACTGAATATGTTTGGGTCGCTTACGGGTACTATATCAACTTTAGCGTCAAAATCAGTAGCTTTTATTTCTCTGCTAGCTCCTGGTACCTCGTATGGGTAAACAGGAGGTAAACTCTTACTAAATATATTAGCTAGTAGCCTAAATTCTTTTTTCTGGGCATAATGCATACGTTTATGTATAGCACTCATTACTTTACTGCCCCTTTCTAACATAGCTACTGTAGTACCTACTGGTAGCTGTTGAGAGCCGATATCACCGACATTCATGTCCGCAATTGAAGCAAAACGTCTTCCAGAGTCAATAATTACGCCTAATAATTGACTTAATACGTTACTAGGCTCTTTATAGGGTAAAGGCATCAATGCATCACGAATTACTCCGCCTGGAACGTCAACATCTCTAAATTCTCCTGGTCTAAGTGGCTCATCTTCGCCTTGAACTCTCATTCCACGTGCTTTAAAGCCTGCGGGGAGGTTACTTAGCGTACCAGCGTCTACTAATTGGCGTAAAATCGCGGTTGCGGACTTAGTTAGTCCTCCAATCATGTGAATTAGCCCAAATCCGTAAAAACCTAGTCCTGGAAGGAACTTATAGTGTACAAAATACTCTTTTTTATTGAATAATTCACTTTCTGCTTCCCAATTACGTCTTATTGACAGTATTTCACCCTGTTCTTCTAGTATTGTTACTACATAAGGCACCGCAAAGCCATAATCATCAACTTCTGACAGCTCTAAATTGACATGCATCTCTAAAACTGTGTATTCATCGTAGTCTGTCATTGATGGAGCTATACCTTGTAGCTCATCCATCTTCTCTTTTGCTTCGTTATAGTCTACATCGGGGTTAGCTTCACCTATATTTACGTTACGGTAAGTACCGTTTAGCTGTAATTTCTTTAAATCGTTGCCCGTCATGGTCATAGTGTGGGTAAAACGTGGGCTAGTCTCTAAATCTACAGTTTCATAAGCTACTACTAAGTTCTCAGCCTTGACTAAACGGCTGGTAGCTCTACCTAATAAGTTATCATAGTAGACTTTTTTGAATGCACTACCCGCTAAAGGTAGGTAAAACAGTAAACTATCCATTTCAGGGTCATATTCTTTCATGACTTCTGTTATTTGATAGTTCATAAATTCTTTAACACG